GATCCGCCGGGTCTCCACCAACCTCGCGCGGGTGCAGGAACTGGCGCGCAGCGCGGGCAAACGTGGCGCCGATCTGGCCTTCTGGGGCGACCGGGCCTTCCAGACCGGCCAGCCGCCGGAACTGCGCCGGGTCGATGACTTCCGGGGCAGCGTGGTCGCCCTGCGCGGAAAGGCGAAGCGGGCATGACACAGGATTTTCGCTCCGAAATGGAAAAGCACGCCTGGGGGCTGGTCAAAGGTCTGGCAGAGATCCACTGGACCGACCTTGCCGACAAGGGCATCGCCGAACGCACCGCCAAGAAGTTCCTGCAGCGCTGGGAACGCAATGGCCGCATCCGCTTCTCCCGCCGCGACGACCAGCACCGGAAGTTCTTTGTGGATGTGGACAAGGCGCCGCCGGTGATCGCGCCCGCATCGCCCGGTGATCAGGCGGCGAGCCCCGAGGGCAACATGTGGCGCGCCATGCGGCGGCTCGGCGCCTTCACCCCCACCGATGTGGCGGCGCATTCCAATGCGGGCGGGGTGGAGGTCAGCCTCGACAAGGCGCGCGCCTATTGCCGCCAGCTGCTGGGGGCCGAGTATCTGCGGGTGCGGGTGACGGCGATCCCGGGGCGCCGCGATGCCCGCTACCAGCTGATCCGCGACACCGGCCCGCTGCCGCCGCGCTCCACGCTGGTGCGCGGGGTGCTCGATCCCAACGAGCAGAGCTTTGTGCCCGCCCAGCGGGATCTGAAGTCATGAGCGCGCTCGAGACCGCCCGCGCCGCCTGGGGGGCCGCGATCCCCGACTGGATCGAGACGCTGGCCCGGGAATGCGACCTCACCTCGCAGAACCAGGTGGCGCGGCGGCTTGGCCGCAGCGCCTCGCTCGTCTCCAACGTGCTGCGCAACAAATACGGCGCCGGGCTCGAGGCGGTGGAGGACGTGGTGCGCGGCGCGCTCATGGCCGAGACTTTCGACTGCCCGGTGCTGGGCGAGATCGGCAAGCAGAAGTGCCGG